ATGTTTGCTTTATCGGAAACTCAGAAGACTACTTCTCGTTTTTATCAGCCTGATGTGGATGGGCTAAGGACAGTAGCTGTTTTATTGGTGCTTTTATTCCACGTTGGATTTTCTTCAATTAGTGGTGGTTTTGTTGGTGTAGATATATTTTTTGTCATTTCAGGGTATCTTATAACAGGAATATTAGTATCGGGAATGGAAAGGGGAACTTACAAATACTCAACATTCATTGCATCTCGCATTTCAAGACTGTATCCCACCCTACTTTCCATTCTTATAATATGTCTTTTATTAGGCTTTCTTATTTTCACACCTAACGACTACAAAGAACTTGGTATATCATCATTATATTCTGCACTATCAATCTCAAATTTCCATTTTATGCTTGGTGCAGGGTATTTTGATACTTCATCTGAAATTAACCCACTCCTTCACACGTGGTCGCTATCGGTTGAGCAGCAATTTTATTTAATATGGCCGATTATTATTTTAGCTGCAATGAAGTCAGGTAGGAAACTTGCAATATCTTTGATAGTAATTGCTGGAGTCATATCACTAATAGCATCTCAAATGATGACTAAAATAAACCCAACTCAAAACTATTTCATGATGCCTTACCGTATCTTTGAGTTTGCTGCTGGTGGAGTTCTTTTTTTCATACCGAATGAAAAGGCGAGAAACAAATTAATTAGCACAATACTTTTCTTGTCAGGCGTAGCATTAATATTTTATTCTGCATTTTATTTCGATAAGTCAACGCCATTTCCTGGGCTAAACGCAATGATCCCTGTGATGGGATCTTGCCTGTGCATATTGTTTTCGAAACATACACCTGCAGGATATCTACTAAGAAATAAGTTATTTGTTAGCATTGGCATAGTTTCATATTCTGTATATCTGATACACTGGCCTGTTTTGGTATTCTATAAATACTACGTTTTTAGACCGATCAATACGTTCGAAAAATTATCAATAGTTGTAATTTCCGTTCTTCTTGCTTATGTAAGCTATGCTTTTATTGAAAATAAATTCAGACGTATTAATCTATATTCATTTAATAAGATGGGTGTCACTTTTGCAGTGGTTCTTGTTGGTGTTCTGTTAGCGTCTAACACTATATACAAGAATGACGGTTACTCATTTCGGGTTAACGAATATTTTAAAGAAAAAATGAATGATGCAGGAGCATTCCATCTACAACAATATGGCGGAAATGGTTACTACGCTGGCGCACATATAATTGGTGATAAAACTGCATCTAAAGTGTCAGCCGTGATTATGGGTGACAGCTTTGCAAGACAGTATGCACATGCGATAGATAAAAATACTAAAGGCCATAAGTTTATAACCTCCATGAATGATGGATGTTTTTTTTCTAGAAACTACACAGCCTATTATGCTGGGGTTGCTGATCCAAAATGCCAGCAGCGTCTGGATTTCGCGATTAGCTATGCTAAAAAATATGATGTCCCAGTCGTATTCGGAATGCGCTGGATTGGGTATGAAGGTATGGTAAGTGATCCTCAGGGTAATCAGAAAAAATTTAAAAATGAGGATGAGTTCATCAAATTCAGCGTTGATAACGTCAGAGATATTGCCTCAGAGCTTGATGGACGCAAATTAGTCATTATTGGCGCTCCCCCAGGAACAGAGGGAATAGGCGGTGTTGAGAAGTGCGTAAACAGACCGTCATATCTGCCACTTATATGCACGAAGTACCTTAATACAGATGAGCGAGATACGTTTAATAAACGTATGAACACCGCCATCAAAGATGCATTCAACGGAAATGCTTCCGTGCTTTTTGTAGACCCATATGATTCTCTTTGCAAAGATGGAAAGTGCGAGACAATGAGTGATGATTATCAGTTTATTTACTCAGACCCAATTCATCTCACAAAATCAGGTGCTGCCTTAGTTTGGGATAGCTCAAAAAACAAGATAATTAAATTTATAGAATAAAAAATAAGGCCCCATGACTGGGGCCTGCCATTTATATACCCACACTTACAGAACCAAATGTTTTTGCTGATGAATCAACGCAGGTCCAGCAAAGTTTGTTTTGGAATGAAGAAGGCTCCCTGTTATACACAATATCTCCAAGCTGACATTGGAGTTTAGAGCCATACAAAGTGAACGGGTTATCCAATAAACCTTCGGTAACACCAAGATGCCTAAACCCAGCAACATTACAGTTTGCAGGAAGTACAACGACATTTGTGAAATTAGATGCTGATACGTTATTTCCAGTCGCAACTAACCCTGTAAATTCTGTAAAGTCTATGAGTGCAGGATAACTATGACCTAAAGAGTTAGCTCTAAAGGTATTGTCTATAACGCTCATATCTATAACAGTATAACCGAGATCTCTTTCTCTGATTCTAACGCCAATAAGTGTGTTATCTTTGATGACTGTATGCTGACCTCCTAACCTAAGATCAGGGAAATCAGTAGGTGCTACAAGGTAGTTTCCTGTGAACTCAAGACCAATAAATGATTGGTTTGTAATTGCAGGAGGCTTGCAGTCAACCATCTGATTGTTAATAATTCTGAATCCTGATCGCAAAGCAATTCCAGTATTATATTCTCTGACGGCCTCACCTCCACCCTGAAACATATTGTTAGAAATCAAAACGTTTGAATGTGGGGAGTTGCCTATAGGCTGGTCATCAATTTCACCAACAAGAAGAATGTGAGCAGTATCAGCCCTTTCACCAGTACTAATGCTTATATTATTAGTGATAATAAGATTTGATGTACTTCCATTCTCAATAAAAATACCATAATGTCGCTTGCAATAGTTCCCACTGATTAATCCACTTTCAATGTGCGGCCCTGGTGTTATGCATGATTGCTGAGCAATCTGATCTGTAAACTTGTTGTCACATATACGAATATGCTTTGTTTGTGTTGTTGGTGCTGCTGCCTCACCAAACGTATGCCACTTTCTGCCTTGAAAAGAAACTTCATTCTTTTCAAAAACATACCACTCCAAAGCTCTTGAAAGAAAACAATAATTAACAACATATTTAAGTTTGTTTTCAATCACTTGAATGTTTTTATTCTGAAGATTTGTTGATAGATTAATGTTATCAGCCAGCACGAAAACATGGCATGCATTAACATTATTTTTCCTCACACTGTTATCAGAGCACCCTTCAAACACGAAACCTTTCCAGTGTTCTTGTATTTTATGCTCAGTATCAGTAGGAGATATACTGTAATCTGTAAAGTTACTATTCCAGTTAAATCCTTTGAATGTATTATTTTTACCATTAAATACACCAAATATTACTCTTTCTCTGTAAGTGGGATGATCAGTGTTAAATTCAACATCATTATCAGCGTAAACAGTAAGTCCATTAATACCATCAAGAACTACAGATGTTTGTAGGTTAAGATTGAACTTATCATGATATTGAGTTAGGTGGGTAAATCCCCATTTAACAGTGCTTCCAGGATCTATACGAAGACATCTACGCGTATTAGCGGATAAAATACACGCGGCTTTAATGATGTCATCAGCAACCTGGTTTCCAGTTACATCAAATCCAGCCCATGATGCCATGATGTCACCCTTTTTGGAGCGCATCCAGCACCCAAACCCACTACTGTCAGTCTCACCAGTTCCGGCCAGGAACGCAGCCAGTCCAGCATATGAACCATCCCACGGTACTGTAGGGCTGAATATGGTGATACCGTTATGCTGAGATTTTGGCTTGCTGGCATCCCAATAGAACTGCCCACCGCCAAAATCCGTACCCGGGACATAGCCAGTGACCTGGCGAACATTATTTGCTGATTTATCACTGACAGCCATCAGGTCTTTGACTGAATCAACAATAGCAATGCTCTGGCCAAAAGCCGCAGCACCCACCGCAACCCACGCACCATCTCCTATTCCACCAGCACTGTCTGGCGTTGAACCAGCAGGAACGGTTTTAGGGAATGCACCATCCCAGCGGTAATATTCACCGGTGGCTTCAAGGCGCAGAACCTGGTTAGGCAGTGTCAGTGTGTTTCCGTCTTCGAAACTATCCAGCGTAATATATCCAAATGCTGCAATAGCCTGCTGCGCCACCCAACGAAGACCTTCAATCGTGTAATGTGCCTGTCCAAAACGGTCAATATATTGCTGAGCCATTGAGGTGACAAACTCGTCAATTTTCCCTGCGTTGAATTTCAGATCTTGCGGCTTTTCGCTTGGTACTGGCTGATTGGTTGGTGTAGTGCTCATAATTTTTCCATTAAAAAACCCGGCGCGGTGGCCGGGTTGTGATGGTCTAAAGGGGGTCTCATTGGTAGATGTTGTCGCTGTACTCTGCGACGGTCAGTGATACCGTGTTATCTGAATTTGGTTTTATGCTGTTGACCGTCCATAACTGGCTGTCCAGTTCCTCCACTGTCGCTATGAGATAGCGCGATGGGAGTTGCACAGTGTCTCCGTTCCAGATGTTGAGCTGAATATTGGGAATTGTCGCAGTGAAACCGTATTTTGTGTCGCCGCGAGCCGTTGCTGGATAACGCATGGTCGGGTTGCCCATACTGTCAGTCACCAGCACATACATAGAACCGGTAAACGTGATTGGTTCGCTTGTATCGAAGTTATTTCCGGTACGCCCGGTGATATAACCCTGCTGCTGGTTGCTGTCGTAGATGTCAGGCATTTGAATGACGCTTCCAACCTGGATAATCCCGTCCTCGAACACCTTGGCGTTCATCTTCACCCGTGAGTAAATGAGACGCTTTGTTTCGCGTAGCGCACGCTCACGGGCCTGGTACTCATTACGGAAACCCACTATCTCAAGCTTGTTCGGATTCTCCGCTTCCTGCTCGACTATGGCGCCGTTAAGTACGCGATAGTTGATGTACGTCTTGTTATTCGTTGTCGGGTGAACGTAGGAGACCTGAACGCCGTCGTAACCACCAGGCAGCGTGGCCTCATACGTCATTTTGTACTCATCCGTCTTCATATTTGCCCGGTTAAACACTGCCGCCGGGTAATCGACTTTCTGATCGCGGGTGAACGTCAGTACACCGTCATCCCAGTAAGCCATGACAGACGCGGCGTTACAGATAGCCTGCACGCGGTCGCCAAGAGAGTCGTTTTCATCATCGAAGGTGTAATCGAAGTATCCGAGTCGCTCATCAGCCAGGCTTTCAGCGATGGAATACAGCCCGTACAGGTCAATGCTGCTTTCTGGCTGGCTGCCCATTACGAGCCAGGTATGTGCAACAGCATCAGCAAAGGAACGCGATGGACGCAATGTATAATCCACAGTCTGTGTCGTCAGGTTGTAACTGATAGTCTGACGAGTAACCAGAGCGTTATATTTTCGGTCACGGCTTCCCAGTGCGTTCTCTGTTGCCCGCACCTTGACGCGAACCAGAGTATCGGTCGGATGAACTACGTTGCTTCGGATGTTGACAGCGTGTATTTCCTCAACCTTAAGAATTGATGCATCATTGGAGTTGTTTGTCCGCTGGAAATTGATGGCATATTTACCAAACCCTCCTGCCGGGATTATTTTATCAGTGCGATAAAACACTTCGCTGGTCGACTTATGAGGCGTCCCCTGATGATAGGTGAAGGTCTGTTGTGTGCCGGGGATCTGGTTGTAATCGTCATCGATTTTCCAGATTGTCACCGTCCAGTCAGTCCAGTTACCGCCACCCAGTGATGACTGTGTATGCAGCCATAGTTCTGTTGACTCAACCGGCGAGAAGAAAGGCCCCACAACAAGCGCCTCATTATCGTTTAGAATGAATTTCGTCGTGTTAATAGTGGCTGTAGATGGAACGGTAGGCGGCCCCTGCAAATCTGTCATGGTGAACGTGTACCATTGAACGGGGTCTATAACGGAACCATCATCGCTCTGCACCGCAGAAATCAACGTGCCTGAGAAAAGCACATCTTCTGTAACGCTGCCTGATGTCGTGTTGTAGGTGACATTAATTGTAAAGGTGACAGAATGTGGTAGCACGAGCCCCATGAAGTAGTCGAACTCAGCCTGCTTGACGATTTTCATCGCTATCTGGCCGCCAGCATATTCACCACTTACCACGGTATTGGCAGTTGCCGATTCTACCGGGAAATTGTCGCTTTCGTTTGGCCCTGGCATCTCCTGCCCGTCGACGTCATCGAACGAATAGCCCTCGTTAATAGTCGGTATTACTTCACCAGGCTGATAAAACTGGTATTCGGCACCGGCCATCGATCCGAGACTCGACTCTGAGTAACGAACAGATTCATAGTCATACTTACCGATACCGATACACATCCACTCAGTGACGTATTTCAGGCCGCCGTCGTTCTCATTCTGCCGCACATATTCAAACATCGATTCCTGAATCAAGTCTGGAAACGATCTGACCTGCCCGTAAATATCAGGCTTGGCCTTGTATACTCGCGCAGTATTAGTTTGCCCTGTCAGGCTGTTATTAGGTGAATCGACAGTGTTTCCACCGTTATTAGCTATTGCTGGCTTCGGGGCAAGGAATGAAAAAACAGCGCCAACAACTTTGAAGATTGGGCTGAGAATGTCGCTAATGATGCCCTTTGGCTGGTCGAATATCTGGATGGTGTCGAGTTCGCTCAGCTCAAACGCCAGCTCATCATCATCATTTAACCTCACGCCGTTTCGGACGATCAGCAGATCACGGTGAAAGGTGCCATCATTGGCCGCCAGCCAGTCATAAAAAATGGTGCCGTTTGGCACCCTGCAACGCAGCTTAGGCGTTCCTGGAAAATTCGATATCTCAACCAGCGCCATATTCGAAAAACTCCACTTTAGTGAAAGCCCGCTGAATAACCAGTAACGAGTCCATGCGCACGCTGCCGTTCTCGCCCCGCGAGTGCAGCGCCTGCCGGTTAAGCACCAGGCCAACGTGCGCCGGTTGCGCGCCGCGGTATCCGACAAATATCCCGCCTTCGACAGGTTTATCGGTCTGGCACCAGAAAACGACGTCGCCCTGATAGCAGGTGAAGAAGTCAGCCCCGGCTTCGTAGTCCGGAGTCTGGTGTAGCTCAATGCCGAGAACGTGACGGTAATACAACACCACCAGTCCCCAGCAGTCGACCCTCTCGAACGAACAGGCACGATTAGCCCACGGCACACCGATCACCTTACTGATGAAATCAGAGGTACTGCAGCCCGGTGTATTCCTGCGGATCATAAAGTCGGCCTATGTTGTTGTTCAGCGGGTTAGTGACAGAAAGCGTCACAGAAGCGGCATCTGCGTCAATATCTACCGTCTTGACGTACAACTCCCAGGACTTAATCGGCACTGACATGTCTCCACTGTCGAATATTTGCCGGGTTGCAGTGATGGCCGTCAGTCGCGCCGCCCCCTTCCACTGCTTCATCAGAGTTTTGATATCAGACGACAGGCGCCCTAACTTGACCGTCGCGTCTATCACCGGCGTGCCACTCTGCTGGCTCTCTTCAATTTCAAAGCGCGCTGGCGTGTACGCCTGGCCGCCGAGCGTCTTCGGGAAGAACTGCTTGTCGACCAGGCGCACATAACCAAATGATGGATGGTAGAAGGTGATCGTGTCGTACAATCCGCGTGTCGGTCGTTGCTGCTTGTACTCCCTGAAGCTCGGCATTACGGTACCCTCGGCAAAGATTCCGGATCGCGTCCGTCCGGATAACCCGTAACCACGATGTCCAGCCACGAATCCCACGGCGGCGGAAGCTCAACAATGATGTCGTCGAACTCGTCGTCAGCGTTGTAGAGGTGGTTTGCAATCACAGTTCCAGTCCATGTAACAACGCCGTTTGTGATGTTTGTCTGAACAGGCATCTGCGTGAAGTGGAGTTCCTGCAGCTGTAACCCACTGCCACCGAGATTCACCTTCATACGGAACCAATTTAGCCCACGGTTTAGGTAGTTAGGACTGCGCAGCCACTGCTGGAATGCGCGCTCCTCTGCCGAAGTAAAGATCCATGTCAGTGACCAGGTCACTTTTAGATCATCGGTCTGGTTCTGAAAGATAGCCGGGCCGACCGCTGGCTGATCGGTCTGGAACCCGGTATCGAGCGTCATGTTTTTACTGGCTTTCTGCGCCAGCGGCAGCCAGTCGGGATAGTCGATAATTGGCATCAGCCCTGCCCCCTTGGCGTGCGCTTAACGTTCATGTTGCTGGTTATAGCGTTACTGATTGGTCCGCCGTTGTTCAGGTCAGCGACGATTACATCCACTGTAACGCCGCCATTGCCGTCAGAACTGGCCTGCGCATCTACTGATGAGCCGTTATAGTTCTGAATATTTAAGACAACGTTGATTCCTCCTCCTCCTTGCATATCCTTGTTGCTGATCACCCTGCCGTTGTCACCCGGTATCATGTACTGCTTACCGGTGCTAGCTTGATAAATCTCCGGCATGCCGCCTTCGCCGACCTGATACATTCCGCCAGCCGAGACAGGCCCGCCGTTCTTGCGTTTTCCAAGCAGGTTTGCGCCAATAACGCCAGCCACCGCTCCGAGACCGATAGCCGCCGCCGTACCCATCGAGGCAATGGAGGACAGGATCGCTGCCGGGGTCCATGCTGCTGCTACCGTGCCAGCGGCCGCAACGCTTGTCGCAGTCTGAACACCAGTCGCTGCCGTCTGTACTGCCGTGACGGTGCCGATAGCAGCCGTTTGTGCCGCCTGCCCCATGATGGCTGACTTAACCCACTCCATGCCCATCTGGACGAAAGTATTAATGACGCTGTTCAGAACGGTGCTTCCGATCGAGCGCAATGCATCTGATGCTGACATGCTTCCCGTGATGATGCCTGTCAGGACGTTGGAGGCGTTATTGCCGAACGCTGTAAAAGCTGCTGATGCAGCCTCGGTTGCTGCATTCTGTTGCGACCACTCTTGCCACATGGCCTCGGTGCGCTGCGTTCGATACTGTTGCTCGATGGCAGCGCGCGTGGCCTCTACTTGTGCGATTTTTTGCGGATAGAGCGTGGCGTACTCATTGAGCTGTTCCATTTGAAGCTGAAATTGATTATCAACAGCTGCCACAGGTGATGCAGCACCCTGTAAATGTGTAAAATTCTGGCTGGCCTCCTTGCGCTTTTGCATGGCGATAGCAGCTTTTTCGTTAGCCTCGCCTATGGCCCTGGCCTCCTCAATTTGCTGCTTAGTGGCAGAGCTGCCAAGAGATTGTTGAGCACGCAAACCAGCTTCTTGTATGCGCCTCTTCTCAATAGACTCCGTTGTTAGATCGGACTCTGCCCTAAGTTTTGAGATCTTCTGCGCAACGGATTCTTCAGCGGCAGCAGAGCGTTTCGATGCAGCCTCACCATCTTTTGTTGCCTTAATACTTTCTTTACGAGCCTCGGTAATCCGGTAGGTTTCAGCGTATTCATCCTGAAGAGCTTTGATTTTACTTTGATCCGTTACGCCAGCATCTGCTGCGTCATACTGCGCCTGCAACCTGACCCTGGCTTCTCCCTCAAGTTTCGCTAGAGCCAGGCGGCGTTCTGAGTTTTGGACTAACTTCGTGGTGGCGGCGTCATCACCTTTAGTGCTCGGCTTGGAAAACTGGTTGTTACCAGCGTCTTTCTGCGCTTTGGCACGAATGTGAGCAATTTCACCTTCAACCTGTTTAAGCTGAAATGCTGCCTGAGCTCTGCGCTGTTGAAATATGGTGTCAGACTCATACCAGCGCTGGCCGTCTTTTATTTCATCATTCAAATCCTGCTGCAACTTAATTAGCTTCGGCATACGGGATGAATCGCCAACATTATTGTTGTAGTAGTTAAGATTGTCAGCGACGTTCTGCATTAAGCCAGCAAGTGTAGATGTAAGGCCGATCGCCTGGTTTAGGTCATTAATTGCATTTCTGAATGCGACATCCAGGCTGTTTTTTGCTCGATCAATGCTGACTGGCATTTTATCGAACTCTTCATTCACAGACTGGGATTGTTTCTGTATAGCATTAAGAGCGTCCTGAGCAGTTAACTTTCCTTCAAGCATGCGCTGCCGCAGATCGCCAATTGAGATTCCAAGGCCGGATGCTATTTGCCTTGCTAACTCAGGCATTTGCTCAAGAATGGAATTGAACTCTTCAGCTCGTACTATGCCGCCTGATATTGACTGCCCAAACTGGCGAAGCGCATTCGCCATTTCCTCTGTTGAGGCACCCCCAATAGTGCCAATTTGTTGCAGCGTAGATGTTAGCTTAAGAATTTGGGAGTTAGTCGCCCCAGTTTCCTTAAGGGAAGTAGTTAAAGACTCCCAAAGGCGTTCAGTTTCAGAAAGGCTGTTACCGGTCTGGGAGGCAATAGCCGACAGCGTCTTCATGGTTTCGCGCGCCGCATCAATGCTTGGGCTTAGCCTGGCGATCCTAGCTTCCAGCGTAACCATTTCATCGCCAATGGCGATTAGTCTTTTAGCTGCGTCAATAGTGAAGGCGGATGCAATGGCTACACCCACTTTATTCAATGCGCCCTCAAAGCGGCTAGCCGCTCCGGATGCTCTATCAAAATTGGAGCCCATCTTATCGAGCCGATCGTTTACTTTCCGCTGTGCCTCAATAAGCTCTGCGACATCCATCTGCACCTGATAAACAATATTCCCAACCTGTTCGCTGCTAGCCATGCTTTTCTCCGGGCATAAAAAAACCCGCCGGAGCGGGTTGCGTTATTTACAGGCCTTTTGCCCTATATAATAGGCTATCGAATTATCGACAATAGGAGCCATGTTTTTGTCTGGAGCTGAGGATCGCATCCTCTCAAGGGTATCTCCAGAACCAAGATATTTAACCGTCCATGCCGAGCAGTCATACAGACGCTTTGAGTACGAAACACCTGACGACCCTTCTCTCTTTGTAGTAATGGTCGCCATGCTGCCATTTAGGTTTTTCTCAAGTATCGTATAGCTGGCCTTGGAATCAGTTGGCACTGAAATTTCTGTTGCAGCCATAGACCCGAATGATGTCAGCGTTATTAACGCCAGAACCGCCCTTTTCATCTTGCTATCTCCTTAGTAAAAAGTGTGAACATCCTACCCAGGAATAGCACAGGCGCAACGGCAATGGCTGATTTATTGATCTCAAGAGATGGGCGGAGTGAAGACCGGTTACTTCTGGCTCGCCTGTGCCCGTCGCGCCGCCTGCTTCGCCAGAAAATCATCAGCAACTGCGCTGTATTCTTCTTTGGTCAGGCCTTTCTGGTCTGGATATTTCTCTGACAGCAACGCCTGAAATTCAGTCATGGTCAAAAAACGCGCTTCATCCAGGCTTATGCTGAAGTGGATCCTTGCTGCGTTGATGTATTCAATGGCGTTAAATTCTGTAGTACCGCCTGATGATTCATGACGCTGGAGTTTTCTCGTCTTCGCTTTCCCTGTTACCCCATGCTGTAAAAGATGCTGAGCAAAGATGACAATATCTGACTGAGGCATTAGCCCTGGCGAATAAGAAAGCTTTCCTTCAACCTCATCCCATTGGCCTATAATTGGCGTTAAATCTTCGCCTGAGCACGCCTGTAAAACATCCATGGCTTTTGCTAGTAGGCGATCTGAAACCCTGCGCATCGCTGGCCCCATCCAGTCAGGTAAGCCGCCAAAAGCATCTGCACAGACAGAGATTAATTTTTCCGCCTCGCGACCATGAATATCAGCGTATATCTCAACAATTTCATGCGGTTCACCGATCCTTGTCATTGCCTCGAAAGACGGTCGTAACAAGTAATCTTTTCCGCCTTCACGGCTGTCACTTATGCCTATTTCGCCAATTTCTCTCAAAGCAGTCATGGTATTCCCTGATCAACGGTCATTATCAAGGCTGCCAGCCGACAGCCTTTGTAATGTTCGCTATGCGGTAACAGTGAGAACGCAGGTAGTTGAGGTGATTTTATTTCCGTCGCTATCCGTAACCTCACAGCGATAGCTACCACTCGATGCGGTTGTAACGCCAAGCAGCAGGAGCGTGGCTGTTGCCGCCGTAGGGTTTGCAGTTGAATCGATCTGAGTGCTGCCAAGGAACCATTTGTAGCTGTAAGTTGGGCGACCGCCTGTTACGTCAACATCAAGAACGACGTCGTTGTCTGCATCGGCAGCTTGTCGAGCTCATTCATCAGCAGCGTGTGGCACCCATGAAGATCTCCGACGACAAAGACATTGTGCCAGTCAGCGCCGTTTATGCGTTGATAGATGCTCATACGTGCTTCCTCCGTGCCGCGAGACGCAGCCATTTCTTATCGACGAGACCGGCGGTATAGCCGAGAAGTGTTGGGATCTCTGAAGGGTTTAGTTCCGGCTTACGCTTGCCGCGAGCTGGCACTTTGTAAATGCCACCATTCATGACGCGATTGATGAGGTTAGCCATGTTGCTCACCCCACTGTTTCGCCCATTCGATTTCAAGACGGGATTTTTCGCTGAACTTCACACCCTGCTGAGTGCCGAACCAGTAGATAGCTTCGATGACTTCAACCATCTGCCGAACGGTCATCTTGCTAGTACGCTGACCGAACATCACAACGCCTCCGTCCAGACCTGGAGCCATTCTCTGCTCTTGTTTTTTGGCCTTGGCGACCATAGCGGTTATCAGGTCTTTCCAGTCGTCAGAGTCGTACTTATTGCCGAACCAGGTTACCTGGTCAGACAGGTCTTTCAGTAGCGGCCACATCTTGCGGTTCTGATCCAGTGTACGAGTCATCTCTTTGATATCGAGAATCAGTGGGCGCTTCGAATCCACAGGCAACTGGCGGATGTAGTTGATAGCGTTCTGCTTGATTGCGTCGCTGATGAGGTGAAATTGCTGCTTCATACGCCACCTCCGTGAGGTAACGCAGAATGTAGAAAATCGCAGGTGCATTTCTGCATCTGTGACAAGGTGGAGAGTTCAGATTGTGGTCGCATTTAAGTCCCCTTAAATGCGCAGAAGTCACCGGAGTTGTTCAGGCTCTGGTGAAGTAATTATGGCTTGTTGATTATTGGAAATCAAACGTTGCTTGCTGTTGCGCGGATTAAAACTTGTGGCGGTCTTTGTGCGTGAATGCGTATTCGTATGTGAAGTTGAAAGCCTCGTTTTCGGTGTCGAATCGCTTGTCTGTTATATCTATCCAACGACCGCCTTTACGAAGCTTCTGAGCGACCCATTTGCCTTTGTAAGGGAAAACCACGTAAGAAACGGAGTAATTGTTGCCGATATTAGGGATTGGGTATGATTCACCTTCTGCCAGCATATAAAAATTTATACCGGCAACAATTAAGCACCCCATTACTTCTTCTCATTCTGAGTTGCCATATCCAGATAGCGCGGGTCTGATGCTTTCGGCAGCGTCAGGCTTTGCTCGCGGTAGAAGCGCACTCGTTCCATGAAGTATTCACGCAGATGCTCTGGCTGATCACGGGCTACCTGTTCCGCGATAACCGGCATGTTAAGGCGCTCTTTGTACGCGACACCACTGGCGGCAAGGTCAACGTTAACCTTGTCCTGCTCTTCTTTTGGTTTTGCTGCGATGTTCCAGTCAGACATAAGAATCCCCTCGATGGCCTGAGGGGATTATACATCACTACGCGGATTTGCGTTCTGCTGCGGATTTAGCCATTGGTCACCTTCCCGCAGCGCTTGCAGTAGATACCATGAAAAGTCTCTGGCCTGGTTTTATCTATCAACCTGATGATGATCGTGCCGCTACCTTCCATTGCTCCAAGATTAGCAGCCGGAGCGCCTCTGGTAATTGCAGGTCGATATGAATGACCAAATAACAGGCCTAAAACACCGATGCACTTGGACATCACTTATCTCCTTCTGCGAGCTTTTGCATAGCTCCGGCGTAACGCTGCATTCCATGTTCAAGCGCCGACTTCACCTCCTGCTGTGGCGCTGCTACTGCGATAATCTCACCCTGGTAGCCAATTCCTATGCTTATACCGTCCTCAGTTACAGCAACCGGGCACCCAACCAGCCAGTCACTGTGGTCAGTAAGTACGCATTTTTTTTCTTCGCCACTATTAAGCCTCACGGTGACGCTGGTTCCAATTTTAATGCTCCTTGGGTTTATAGTCTTATGCATCTCTATGCTCTCCTTTCGGTGCTGCTGGCAGCGGCATCCAGTGGGTAAACATATCGGCGTAGTAGGATTGGTCTTCAAAATCAGTCCAGCGATTCGCCACATCATCCCAACACAGCACCTGCTGGTTAGCCCATTTAGCGAACACGATTACCCATTCTTGTGATCCCGGCATCCGCTCGCTTACCGGAATCCAACCATCCGGAGTTACCGGAGAGTTGCCAGCCTGAAGCATGGTGGTGCGGCAGGTGTTCCATGCGGCTCCAACGGTAGTGCTGAACCTCTCACCGTGCCGCTCATAGGCTATGATTTTACCGCCTTCGACTACTGGCGACATTGCGCTCGGCACTGCTGGCGGAGATGCTCTAAACGCATCAAGCGCGGCAAGCATTAGTGCATCGTAATTGCTGCTACCAAGCTGTCCGATATCGATGTCTTTGTCTCGCTCTTCGATGATTTTTTCCAGGCGGTCAATAAATCCAAGCTCACCTTTAACTGCCATTGCAGGGCGAGGATTATCTTGCTCTTCAAACTCAGCAATAGCCCCATCAATCACCTTCACAGCATCAGCCATTGCGTATCCGAGATTACCGCCGTCACTTTGTGCTGCTGCTTTGCTGAGTATTTCGCTTATCTGGTGCAGGCGATCGAGTGATACAGGACCGTGCGCCGAGTGGTTGTTAGTTGTCATGGGTTAGTCCTTTGAATTTTAAACTTCACCGTGCTGGCAGCGATATTTAACAAAGCAAGCAGAAACATGTTTTCGCCAACAATTTCTGGGAATGCTTGATAAAAAACCACTCCGATTATGAAGTAAACTGAAGGCATGATTTCAGGCATGCCAATTCTCGCTCTTAACTTCATCTCACTCCCCCTTCACGCCAATGCCAGCGGCGCGGTCTAATATCTTCACGAACTCAGCGGCTCCGACATCACCATTCTGTGCGTACTCACTAATAAAATTATGAGCTGATAAAATGATTCCACGCTGGTCTGCTATGCGCTTCTCTGCGGCAGAAAGTTTAGCCATGTGCTCGCGCAGACTATCTGTCGCAGCTTCAAGCTTGTCCCAGTCCGGGTTAAAGTGCGCCAGTTGAGAAAGCTGCTCTTTCAGGAACACAATCTGCTTATCCCTAGCTTCCAGCTCATCCAGCAGCGCCAGCACGGTAGCTGGGTTAGCAGCGGCGATGAATTCAGCATTTCGTTTGGCTGTCTCATCCCAAGCCATGTGGTAATCGTGATCCCATTCGGTGTGGATGCACGCTGCTGTGGAGTTGGTCATATCGAGCAATGACTCGCTACCGACGTAAACCGCGTATGAGTGGTATCCAGATGCTCTGTCTTCACCCTCGCCATATTCGCCGTCAGTTTCGACAACATCAGACCACCATTCGCCCTGGGTGGCTTTCTCAGCTAATTGACGCAGTGCCTGTTTGTCGATGTTGCTCATTGGAACCTCACATGATTCTTCCAGCGGTTCTGTGCCGCGCTCTTTTTGAATTGATACCCTTCACGATTAACACCACCAAGCGAGAAGAGAACCATTCGGCGATTGCTTACGTTCAGCCACTGGCGCGGGTAGCAGTTTTTCAAAGCACGCAGAACGATGATTTTGGCTTTTCGGTTTTTCATGACTGTACTCCTTTGCGAAGTTGGGCGGCGAACTCATTGAGCGATATGTAGCAATCTCCGAACGTTAGCGAACCGCTGGACTGCATATGCCCCATAGCCATCTCCACGCCCTGCGCCCGCACTTCAGCCAGGAAAGCGTCGGTCGCTGGGGTTTGTACATCGCAAATGAACTCAAGCGCATCGTTTCCGTCAAGGTTGCAGAACTCCCAAGACGACGAATAGAACTCGATACCAGGCCACGTTGCTAGCTTGTTCATTTTGTCATTCAGGTCCGCATTCTCCGCCGCCAGCTCCCTGCACTTGCTCTCGGCGTTAGCGAGCTGTACTGCCATGTCTGTGATTTTCAGTTCCAGATTGTGAATAGTCGCGTCTGCTGCCCGGAACTCGCGTTGGGATTCTTCGAGTTGCAGTTCCAGTTTTTCGTATGTTGGTTTCATGCTGATGCTCTCCCGTAAAACGCCAGAATTCTCTTCATCGCTGCGCTGTTTCGGCATTCGTTGAATATTCCATTGGTGCTGCTACGCGCCGCTCCAGCCTGCTCTTCAGGAGTAGCCAGCCGATAGGTAACTGTTCGCCAGACTTTGCTGATGCGCACTAGCTTGTTGACCTTCTCCAGCTCGAGTGCATTCTTCGTGATGCAGTTGATGGTCATGCCACACTCGGAAGCCACATCCTTCGCGGTGAAGGTCCGGTGCGTTTCGAGATAACGCAGAATTGCCTGTTTGCCTTTCATCTCACATCATCCCGTTCGACTTGTTGCGGTTGTATTTGGCCTTCAGCAGTTGGATAGGAGTCGGGCCACGATCTGCAGCAGGCGCTGCGATTGCGCGGCGAACCGGAGGAATTGGTTTTCCCTCTATGACGCGCTTCTCCCACATGTCTAGCAGATCACCGGCTTCTCGCGCCAGCTCACCATGTGTTAACTGGCGCTCTGTGCTACGGTGACGAAGTTCTACGCAGATGTGGTACATGACCGGCTGCGACCAGGGGAATTGCTCGCTGGAGGTGAATTCGAACGAACGGTTACGCCAGTCCCAGTATTCGGCGATCACCTGGTCAACGGTGATGCCCAGCGCCCCGCCGCTCTGTTTGCACCAGGCGACGAACTGGCCAGGCGACGGAAGGAATGGGCGCTCCTGGCGGCGGGCAATGCGCATACCGGCATCGACTTGCGCCATTGAGTGGATCCCGTTCTCCTGAAACGCCAGCAGCCACTGACGACGGAATTCGTTCAGGTCGTCCTGGGTGCGGAAGTTCGCCATGCTGGCCGGGAACGCGGCACGCAGCTCGTTGAACAGTTTGTTGAATACCTGCGCCACCTGTTCTACCGGCGCGCGCTCCTGGTACTGCTCTGGCAGGTTATGGGCCATGCGGCTCATCTGCTCGCGATCGTGGTTACGCATCTGCTCTGCAAGAGATTTCATCGAATCACCTCATAGGCCCAGTCAGTGTTGTTGAAGTCGAGTTCTGGCTTGTTACCTGTCGTTCCGGTTTCACCAGTGATTTGTTTCGTGCGCTTGATATCGAGCTGTGTCCACTTCTCACGCAGTGTCGAAGGGCAAAGCACGTTTCCCTTCCAGAATTTGTCCTCGCAGGCCCACTTGAACAGCGTGGCGATCTCCTTGTGAGTTCTTTGGTCACGTTCTCGCATCAGGCGAATATCATTGGCCCATGCTGCATAGTTCGGCTTTCTGGCAGACGAAGAGATGCTTTGCACGACATCGAAGAGCCACTCTGCACAGCGAAGGTCTTCTGAGTTACCCCACTTAGTTCCGCTCTGAATTGCCGCTTCAGGTTTCAAGACAGCAGGTTTCTTTCCTGGCTTGTCAGAGGATTCGTCAGAATTCTCGGACGAAGAGTTATTTATATTCTTGTTATTACCTTCTTGTTCATGATGTGCGGGGAATTGTGCGGCCTTATGTGCGGCATACCCATCTGAATCCGCGCCATTACTGGCTTCGTCATGTGCGCCTGTATGTGCGGCTTTATGTGCGGGCAAATCGTCCATTTTTTGAGCATATTCGACGTAATTCGTGATGGTGATCACTCTGCCTTTTCGCTTCTCTCCTTCGATGGAAATCATCCCTTCGCGGACGAAAACAGACAGCATTCTCTCCACTGCATCGCGGCTTGTCGGATTGCCCTGACGGTCACACAACTGAAGGCCAAGATCTGCAGCAGTGACGACCAGTTGACCGGGTTGCAGAGGCCATTGTTTGCCCTTGAAGAATGCCGTGTATGGCTGTCTGGCTGCGTCTATGAGCAGGTTCTCCCACAGCGCGCGCAGGAATACATCCTTAGCCCAGGACTTCTTCTTGATGCTCCGGTACAACGGGACGTAACCAGACTTCTGGTTCTCCATCCTGTTGCTCCTTGCGGCTGAGTGCGCCGCGAAATTAGCGTAAGCGACGTTCGACACAGTTAAACCTCCTGCGCCTGGCGTTTTGGATTAGCGTTTGTCATAATGACCTCGCAATTGACTCGCGTTTGTTGCACAAGAAAGCTGTTGGTGTTCGAGCACCGCAGCTTTCGCCATTTCTGAAGTCTTCACATAACCCCCAGCATCGACGTGACCATCGTCATCAGCGGCCCTACCTGCTCCGGCATGAGGCGGAACAGCGACGCTATACCTTCGCTTACCTCTTTCAGCTTCTGATGCTCTGGAGCGTCCAGCAGGACCGCTTGCTTTGCTTCTGAACATTCCTTCATGGCTGATGCAATAAGCGACATGGTGTCGTTCTGTGGCGCCAGGCGTGTACGAAACTCAACAGGAAGGACGGCCATGATTGCCGGTGTCAGTTGACGGACATTCTCGCGGTACTGATCGGAGTCGAAACGGTTATCCAGGAAGCGGAACAGCTTCTGGCGGGCCCGGCTGATGTCTTCCGGGAAGCTGATGGCGGTCCCGCCCTGCTCCCTGTACTCGTTGATAATCAGCGCCGAAACGACGTCCTGATTGTCCAGAGCCGACGACCATGCCCTGACCGCATCGCGGATCTTTTCGTGGTCTGGTGACGCCTTAGGTTGAGCGCGGTTTATCATCGCTCCCGGGTGTATTCCGGTATTGTGTTGATACGCAAGTGAATGCATTGCTTTCCCTTTCGTGATTAGGGCCGCCGGTTAGGCGGCTGTGTTATTCGCCCCAAGCAGCTGGGCGAGATCCGGACGGATATCTGCTGGTTTGAGCTTGCCGTTGGTTGCAGTGACAATCTTCATTACGTAGCGGGCATCAATGCCGCCACCGTGCAACCAGCGCCATACCGTCGGCTGCGCCACGCCGCACAGGTCGGCTAATTTCTTCTGGCTACCAGCGATATCAATGGCGCGCTGGATGGTTTTATTCGTCATATTCCAATTCCTATGAGTATTGGTGTGAATTGATAATAGCAATGCGTATTACTTTAGGCAATAGCTAAACGTGTTTTGACCAACAATACGCAAGCGTATAAATTTAAACTCATGAAAAAAGAAACTCTTGCAGAACGCCTGAATCAGGCGATGGAACTATCTGGCATGTCTCAGGGCGCTTTGGCTAAGGCGTCTGGCGTTGCTCAGCCCACCATCTGGCGGCTGACCAGTGGCAATGCCCGCGGCTCAACTAAAATCGTTGAGATTGCCAACGCGCTTGGCGTTCGCTCTGAGTGGCTTTCAACCGGAGTTGGCCCAATGCGTGACGATGGTCAAATGCCCGCGATTTCTCAGCCAAAAACCGAGCCGGGACCTACTGACACTTTCCGCATTGAAGCGCTAGACTTTTACGTAAGCGCTGGGCCAGGAGCCATCAACAGCGAGTTTGTAGAGGTGCTACGATCCGTGGAATATTCAGTCGAAGATGCCCGCCGGATGTTCAACGGCAGGAAGGCGGAGCAGATCAGAATCATCAATGTTCGCGGTGACAGCATGTCCGGGACCATTGAGCCAGGCGACTTACTCTTCGTCGACATCAGCGTTCAGCATTTTGATGGTGATGGGATCTACGCCTTCATCTACGACGACACATCACACGTTAAGCGCCTGCAGAAGATGAAGGATAAGCTCTTGGTCATTTCCGATAACCAGACTTACCGTCCATGGGATCCGATTGAAAAAGAAGAAATGAATAGGATACTGGTGTTCGGTAAAGTGATTGGCAGCATGCCGCAGACCTACAGAAAACACGGTTAACTTTTAGCCTCACGGCTTTTCACAGCAAGGATTATCATGAAAAAGTTAGTTATTGCAGCGACTGCAGCTGCGCTTCTCTCTGGGTGTATGTCCATTCCTAAACCCGTAAATCTCCCGCCGTTCCCGCAGGCCGAGTATGACAAGTTGAAGCTTGATGGCTCAGAAAAGCTGACTGGCCAGGCCTTCCTCAAGACGATGGGCGGAGACGTAAAAGTAGCTGCAGGTAGTCAGGTGATCCTGATGCCAAAAACCTCTTACACCGATTTCCAGTTCACCACCTGCATGGGGCTTACCCGCTGCGACAAAGAAGATATGCGCGCTGCGAAGTACGAGAAAGTCACCATTGCTGATGCTCAGGGTAAGTTTGAGTTCGATAACATTGCCCCTGGCGAATATTACGTTCAGACCACCGTCACCTGGATGCGTCCATCCACTTACGGGTTGGTTACTGAAGGTGGTGCACTGATGTCCGCCGCGTCAGTAAAGGCAGGCCAGAACAATACGGTGATGGTTACCCGATAATTTTATCAGTTCATAAGAGCCCAGCCACAGCGCTGGGTTTTTTATTGCCTGCAGCTAGCTCCCCCCAACACAGCAACCCCCGCCCCAGTTAAAACACGATCCGAATCTCATTCACTCGAAAAATATTAAAAAAAATTCCTTTAGCTATCAACGCATTGATAGCAATTGCTATTATTTAATATCAATACGTATTGCTATAAACAATACTCATCGCTATTATCAACTCATCGAAACGAAACATCGACAGCTGAGCGAAGTTAGCCAGCGGCGGACAGCAAGTCGCCTGCTTTTTAACAACATGCAAAGTCGGAACAGCACTCGGTAATCCTGTTTAGACCCCAACGTAAAAATTCGGCGCAGCACCGGGCGCGATCCGGTCGGTGTGAGGCTACCCCCTCGCGAGAGCGATAAAGGCGTGGGAACGGGCAACACTGGCGGGATGAGAGGTGCGAAGCGCAAACAGATTTATTCCAGTCCATTCGAAATTGAGTGGGCTGGGCTGAATCACAAGAGGATTTTTTATGACTCAGAAATACATTCCGGCGTGTTTAAGAGACCTTCCTAAGAAGCGTCAGAAGCCACGCAAACAGGCGATTAAAGAAGCACAAGTTGAGGTCCTAAATAAGGCAATAGCATCGATCAAAGACGATATGCGTGCGTACAAAACAGAAGAGCATCGGCGCGGGTATTACCTGGCAATCAGCACGCTCTCACAGATTCGAGATGAGTTGTAGCTCAGCAGTTTACAGCGGACTGATAAAGCATTTCTCCCGCTTCAGCGGGTAACGACAGAGCCAGCCTCAAGCACCGGACGCCGATGCTTGGTGATGGTAATACTGCCATCTCAACCGCACAGGAGACGATGATCCTGTTCTGGTTGGATTGGAAAAGTCTTCTTGGCCCGCCAGCGCGCGGGCATTTTTTTGGAGGTTGCATGTTTGCTACTGATATCTCACTGAAATACGGCACTCATCAGCCAGAGACGATTCTGGAAACAATGCCGATTGAAGAGGCCTCCGAGATCATCAAGGAGAAGCTTCGTGATGAAGTGCGCCAAGAACTTGAGTGCGAGTATGGCGATCGCCTTTATGAGGCTGAAGAAGAGGCATCAAACTGGGAAAGCAGAGCTGACGACTATGAAAGCGATGCAACTTGCCTGGCTAAAGCCATAAGAGAGGCTTTTGAATCTGCCAACTTTGAAGATGCAAAGGTGATCCTCGAGCGAGCGATGCACGACCACAAAGACTATTTCTGAAGACCCGCCGCGGCGGGTTTTTTCATACCTCAGTCGCTTCACCGAGGCGGCTTAGTTATGACAACCGGCGGCCATCCACCGCCCATTAGCGCAGAAGTCTTGTTTAACGTTCGGCGGCGCGGCCTTAAGCGCGGAGATGATTATGTCAAAACACTGTGAAAATTGCGGATGCGCAATCCGCTCCGGCTATTGCACAAACTGCCAGGAAGAAGCGTATATCGCGTTCGTTCAGGCTCCTGAGATGGAATTTAGTGAAGAGTTCATGCGTGAAGCATTCCGCCAGGACTCAGAAATAAATCACCGGGAGGCATCATGACAGTCACCCACAACGGCAAGCAGTACACCGCCAAAAAGCTCAACGATAACGAGTGGCAGCTGACGTCGGTATCTAACCCGCGTGAAAAGCTGACGCTCAACCGCTGGCACATGAAGCTGGCTGGCCTCCTGGAACATGTTGAGGTGAAGGTATGATAGGAATGCACTACGGCACCGCATCAGTGCCACGTAGCGAGGTTTTACCGGGCACAATGCTGCAACACCACGGTAAAACTTATCGCGCCTCTGCGAACGTTGAGAAAGGCCTGTACGCCTTCAACATCTTCGAAAAAACCATCATCAAAAGTGATTCTGTCGTTGTGCTCCTGAATGAGCGCGGCGAGCCGATGGTTCACTGATACCAATCATCCTATTCAACCGATCGGCCTGGCATTACGCAGGCGGGATCTTCACATCCAAATTTCAGGAGAAACCATGAGCGAAGTAACGGATTTAGTCGTCATTGAAAAGCAGAACGCAATGGCGGTATTCACCACCAAAGAGCAACTCGACCAGATTATTGAGGCCATCGAGAAAGAAGCCCGCAGTCTGGTACCGGATGTGTCGACCCGTAAAGGCCGAGACGCTATCGCATCCATGGCTCACAAGGTGGCACGGTCAAAAACCTACATCGACAACGCCGGTAAGGATCTGGTTGCTGAGCTTAAAGCCCTGCCTAAGCAGATCGACGAAAGTCGACGCATTGTTCGTGAGCGACTTGACGCGCTGAAAGATGAAGTGCGTCGTCCACTCACCGAATGGGAAGCCGAGCAGGAACGAATCAAGGCTGAAGAAGCCATGAACGCGATGCACGCTGAAGCGCTGGTGATGAACGAAGAGTTCGACCGCCAGCGTGCCGCGCAGATAGAAGCAGACCACGAAATGGCTCTGCTGATGAATGACAAGTTTGACCGTGACCGCGAAGAGCAGCGCCGCCTGGCGGAACAGGCTCAGCGTGAACGTGACGAACGGCTGAAGCAAGAAGCGGCAGAACAAGCCCGCCGCGATGCCGAAGCGAAGCACAAAGCAGAGATTGAAGCCGCAGCGCGCCGTGAAGCCGAAGAGAAAGCCCGCGCTGAACTGGCGGAACGCCAGCGCATCGAAGCGGAACAGCGTGCGGCACGCGAGAAGCAGGAAGCAGAAGCGCGGGCGGAACGCGAAAAGGCCGCGGCGGTTGAAGCTGAACGCCTCAAAGCAAAACAGGCAGAAGAATCTCGCTTGGCTGAGCAGAAGCGCATCGCCGAAGAACAGGCAAAGCGCGAAGCTGACGTGAAGCACCGTAAGACGGTGGGCACCAACATCGTTAACGCGCTCACCAGCCACACCAGCTTAACCCGTGAACAGGCTATCGAAGTGCTCACCGCTCTGAAAGATGACCTGATCCCCTGCGCGAAAATCCACTACTGAGGCAACCATGAACGCATTCCTTGCTTACGACCGCATCGAAGATCGGCGCTGGGTTGAGCAGCAGCTCACCGACGAGAAAGAAAAGTGGATCGACGACCGGGCTCAGCAAATCATCGACATGATGCCAAAAGAGCCGTCCAGCCTCTTCCACTTCACTATCCCGATTGAATCCAGCCCATACGAAGGACTTCGCAGCGATAAAGCTGGCGAGGCCTACAACGATTTCATTTCGGCAGTTGCTTACGTCCAGGCGGAATACGAATGGGAACACCGTACCGGCTGCCCGTTTTAATTTTTGAGGGGATTAACGATGGCAAACGAATTAACAATCACAGCGAGCGCGCTGCAGGAAAAAGGCATCGACGTCGCTACCTGGAGCGCGCTGAAGAACAGCATCTACCCTGGCGCCAAAGACGAATCAGTAATGATGGCGCTCGATTACTGCCGCGCCCGCCAACTGGATCCACTACTGAAGCCTGTCCACTTGGTGCCGATGAGCGTCAAAGACTCGAGAACAGGTAAAAGCGAATGGCGCGATGTGGTCATGCCGGGCATCGGGCTTTACCGCATTCAGGCAGACCGTTCCGGCGATTATGCCGGGGCGCGGGAACCAGAATTCGGTCCCGACGTAACTCAGACGCTTACTGGTGTCGAGGTTACCTTCCCTCAGTGGTGCAAATACACCGTTTTCAAGCGCATGCCCAGCGGCGAGATCGTCGAGTTCAGCGCCAAAGAATACTGGATTGAAAACTATGCCACCGGCGGCCGCGACACCACTGCGCCGAACGCGATGTGGAAAAAGCGCCCATACGGCCAGTTGGCGAAATGCGCTGAGGCTCAGGCGTTGCGTAAGGCATGGCCTGAGATTGGACAGCAGCCTACCGCCGAAGAAATGGAAGGGAAGTCTCTGGACGTTGATATACGGGACGTAACGCCGCGCAGCGCCACAGAAGCTCTTCCACCAGCAGCAAGCGATGAAACTCTACAGGCGATCACCGATCTCTTAACAGCTCTGAATAAAGACTGGGAACAAGACTTCCTCCCTCTGTGTAGGGACATCTTCAAGCGGCAAATTCTTGAGGCGTCAGAGCTTACTGAAGAAGAGGCGCAGAAAGGGTTTGGATTCCTTCAAAAAAGAGCTAAGGCGGCAGCATGACACCAGAAATTATTCTTTCCCGGACCGGCATTGACGTAACCACTATCCAACAGGGCGATGAGGCGTGGCACCGTCTGCGCCTCGGCGTCATCACTGCCTCAGAAGTACACAACGTCATTTCAAAGCCGCGATCCGGAACAAAATGGACGGGCATGAAGATGTCCTACTTCCACACATTGCTCGCCGAGGTGTGTACCGGCGTTGCTCCAGAGGTTAACGCTAAGGCGTTGGCTTGGGGCAAGCAGTACGAGGAAGACGCCCGCACTCTCTTCGAGTTCACCACTGACGTGAAAGTCACGGAGTCTCCGATCTTGTTCCGTGACGAGAGCATGCGTACTGCCTGTTCCCCTGACGGTCTTTGCAGTAACAATTTCGGCCTTGAGCTGAAATGCCCGTTCACCTCCCGCGACTTCATGAAATTCCGCCTCGGCGGTTTCGAAGCCATTAAGTCAGAGTACATGGCCCAGGTGCAGTACAGCATGTGGGTTACCGGAAAAGACGCCTGGTTCTTTGCCAACTACGACCCGCGCATGAAACGCGAAGGCATTCACCATGTCGTCGTTGAGCGGGATCCTCAGTACATGACTGATTTCAACGAAATGGTGCCGGAGTTCATCGAGAAGATGGATGAGGCGCTGTCGGAGATCGGCTTCACTTTCGGAGAGCAGTGGCGATGAAGCATGCACACGACAACATAAGGGTAGGACGAATCATTCTTGTCTATTCGGTAGTGCAAAGAGGTTGGGTATATCCCGGCCTCTCTGTTATCAGAAACCCTTTCAAGGCTCAGCGCATTGCAGAATTGCTGGATATGAGGGAGAAATCATGACTGATTACACCGGCAGCAATACGCCAGCAGATCAGCGTGATTTGTGGCGCACACCACCGGCACTGTTCGCTGCACTTGATGCTGAGTTCTGCTTTCAACTGGACGCCGCCGCATCACCGCATAACGCGCTGTGCCGGAAGTTCATCACCGCCGAGCAGAACACGCTGGAAATGCCATGGAGCGATTACCTGACTATCCCTGGTTATTGCTGGCTCAATCCACCATACAGCGACATCATGCCGTTTATTAAAAAGGCCGCTGCCGAGAGCGAAAATCAGATCGGCACGGTCATGCTGGTACCGGCTGACACTTCGGGTGGCTGGTTCAAGGAAGCTATCCAGACCGCCAGCGAGGTTCGCTTCATCACCGCCGGACGGCTGGCATTTATCAATCCGGTCACCGGTAAGCCGGTCTCGGGAAATAACAAAGGCTCGATGCTCATCATCTGGCGCCCGTACCCGCGTACACACTGCCACTTCGCAACTGTGGACCGGGACGAGTTGATGGCTTTCGGGGCGAAACTTCTCGCCCGCCGGGAGGCATCATGAAGAAGATGACTATCGAGCAAGAGAACGCATTGCGAGCTACTGCCAAGCGCTGCAACGACGAACTAAAAGCGGCGATGGCGCAGAAGCCTAAGACGAAGTTTGAATCTGTCAGTCGGCCTCTATTGGCTAAGCACTACGAGAAAATAAAGGGACTTGGAGTCCCTTTTTTATTGTTCGTTTACACCATTGGAATGATCAACAAACAGTTCCGGGAGCACTAATTATGAGCGAAAAATTACGAATTGAACTTGGCGATAAGTACGTCGTCACCGGGTCTGCGCATGACCTGATTCTTAATGAGAAGAAGATTTCCAAGGAAGGAAAAAACGCCGGTCAGGAAGTGCTTTCTCGCCTTGGTTACTACAGCAAGTTTGAGCATCTGGTGCGAGAACTAATGCACAAAGAAATCCTGGAATCTGAAGCTCAGACACTCACTGAATTACGCGACCACATTTATCAACTCAGCGAGAGGCTGGGTAAGGCTGTTGGGCTATGACATCAGAAATCATCGATCAGGCCAGCGCTCTCGAAGAGATGATGCACGACCATGCCATTCAGGCTCACAGACTCAACCACTCAGCAGTATCAGCAACGCACTGTGAGGAATGCGGAGATCCGCTAATTCCTGAGCGTCGAGATGCGTTTCCTGGCTGCAAGAAGTGCGTGAGTTGTCAGGAAGATGAAGAAAAGCGTAATCGGAGGATGTGATGGGAAAAATGACTTTTGTTGTCGAGTTTGAGGACGGAAAGGAACCGTCATTCCAGTTCACTGATGACTTTATGGGGATGGGCGGGAAGCTCTGCTCGGTAGCAGCATTTGATTATAAAGACGACCTTTTAACTGAAGATGAAGTTTCCGCTGTTATTGGCCTCTTCGATGAGCATCGAAGGGATTTCGAAGTGTGGTGTGATGAGTTCGAGGTGGATTCAGCAGAAATTGAGCGAAAACTTAACCTGATGGGGTGATGTGATGGATTACAGCAAGATGAGTGACTTTGAAGTTAGCAAACGCGTTGCAATGGCGATTGGCGGTTTCATCGAGGAGGACTTTTGCGAAGCTCACGCAGTGATTTTTAGGCGTCATGGTCGGCATCAATACTCGTTTTTCGAACCATGCACAAACCCATCTGACGCATGGCCCATCATCGTAGAAAACAAAATTAGTCTTAATTGGGCTGAAGTTGAAAAGTCATGGTGCGCACATGTTGGTGGAGTGATGACGGATGGTTGTTGGTGTTGGGATTATGACCCAGACCATCATCAGGACAACGTCAACCCACTCCGCGCCGCGATGATTGTCTTCCTCATGATGCAAGAGTTACTCAATGTTCCAGCTAATTCAACGGGGTCAGATTTACGCTGACCAGCATGGTTGGCCCGTCATTATCCACTCCGTCACATCAGAAATAGTCCGCTACTGGCGACAGGGACGGATTAACACAGCTTCAATAGACCGCTTTACTAACGACTTTGAGTATCTCGACTTTCACGAGGCGAGGCGTATACGCGCCGAACTTGAAACAGCAGAGCACTTAAAACGCCTTCGCGCTATGCGGGCGGCATGAGGAGAGATTATGCGCATCACTATGACGGTTAACTCAACACTGGATATTGAGAACGCCATCGCCGCATTGCGCAAGTTCATCAGCGAAAAGAAGCCTGATGATGGCACGAGCGATGTGTGGGGAATCGGCATTACTGGTGGCACCTACTTTTCAGTGGGCGTTAAGCCGAACGGGAATTACACAGTTAAACAGCAAGAATGACGCAACTGATAGCCAGTTATGAGCTGGCTATTGGGTGCGAATGCACTGCCACGTTATCCCCCATTTGCCCGGTTCGCCGGGCTTCTTTTTGCCTGGAGAAAAGCATGCAAACAACAATCAGCATTCAGCCGGTTCTGGTTAACCGTGAGCGCGTTCAGGAGATGCTTGGTGGTATCTCCAGAACCACGTTTTATCGTAAGCGTAAACAGTGGGAACAATCTGGCACACCATTCCCGCAGAAAGTGGAAGAAATCCACCCACCTAAAGGCGGCGCTCTCTTCCGCTATGTAGAGGTTATTCAGTTCTGCAAAGATAAAGGACTATTGGCTGCACACGCCTGA